TCTTTTAAATAGAAAATGCAAAATAATTAAATAAACTCGATATATTAATATGAAACCTATGGAAATGTTAAATCAAATCAAAAGCGTCTTGGGTGTAGAATTATCTACAGAAGAAATAGTAGAACTTGCTCAAGCTAAATTAGAAAATGGTACTGTTTTAGAAGCAGAATCATTCGAATCAGGACAAGAAGTATTTATCTTAACTGATGATGAAAAAGTAGCTTTACCTATTGGAGAGTACGAAATGGAAGATGGTAAAATCTTAGTAATAGCAGAAGATGGTATTATTTCAGAAATCAAAGAAGGTGGAGAAGAAGAAGTTGTGGAAGAAGAAATAGTAGAACAAGTTGAAGAAGAACTAAATGAAGAAGACAAATACGCAACTAAACAAGAACTTCAAGAAATCAAATCTATGGTAGAAGAAATCAAAGAATTGATGAAAGAAGGTAAGAAAGAAGAAATGCACAAGGAAGAAGAATTAATGTCACAGAAAATGACAGAACTTGCTTGTCAAGAAGATGAAGCACTAAAAGAAGAATTATCTAAACCTGCTTCTGAACCTATTAAGCATTCTCCTGAAGCAAAGCAGGAATTAAACAAAGTTGTTTATTCTCAAAAGAGAAACTTAACAACAAAGGATATAGTATTCAATAAAATAGCAAATTTCAAATAAAAATTAAATTAAATTAAATTATGGCAACTACAGTTTCAATTACAAGTACATATGCAGGTGAGTTTTCAGGGAAGTATATTTCTGCTGCTCTATTAAGTTCTCCTACATTAGAAAAAGGTAACATCGAAATTAAACCTAACGTAAAGTTTAAAGATGTAATCAAAAAAGTAGCAACAGATGCTAACGTAATAAAAGATGCTTCGTGTGACTTTTCTGACACGGCAACGGTGACGTTAACAGAACGTATTCTACAACCAGAGCAATTCCAAGTAAACCTTGAGCTTTGTAAGCAAGACTTTATCTCAGATTGGGAAGCGATCTCAATGGGATTTAGTTCTCTGAATGATCAATTACCTCCAAAGTTTTCTGATTTCTTAATCGGTCACGTTGCAGGATTGGTAGCAGAAAAGAATGAGCAAAACATTTGGGGTGGTGTTAATGGTAATGCAGGAGAGTTTGATGGAATCACAGTATTAGCAGCAGCAGACGGAGACGTTAACGATGCAGCTAATGGTGGTGAAACTGCTTTCAGTTCAACTAACATTATCAGTTTATTAGAAAACGTAGTAGATTCACTTCCTTCTGCAGTATATGGAAAAGAAGATTTAAAAATCTACGTTCCAACAATCGCTTGGCAATCATACATCAGACAATTAGGAGGATATGCTGCTAATGGTGTTGGTGGTTCAGGTGTTGATAATAGAGGTGGTTTATGGTACAATCAAGGTAATGCACTTTCTTTCGATGGAATCGAAGTTGTATTAGCTCCAGGTATGCCAACAAATCACATTGTTGCAGGACAAAAATCTAACATTTACTTCGGTACAGGTCTATTATCTGACCACAACGAAGTTAAGTTATTAGATATGGCTGACTTAGATGGTTCTCAAAACGTAAGAGTAGTAATGAGATTCTCAGCAGGTGTACAATATGGAATAGGAAGTGACCTATCTTTATTGACATTAGCATAATAAATTGTTTAACATAGAAGGGTAGGTGGGTTAAACCTGCTTACCCTTTCTTATAAAAATTATAATAATATGGCTTGTACATTAACAACAGGAAGAAACATACCTTGTAAATCTTCTGTCGGTGGACTTAAAACAGTTTACTTTGCAGATTATGGTCTTACTGTTACTGATAATGCCACAGATGCAGACAAAGTAGATATAGGAGGAACTCCTGACTTGTTTCAATACGACCTTAAAGGTAGTTCATCTATGGAGACACCAGTAAACAGCTCAAGAGAAACCGGTACTACTTTCTTAGAATCAACTTTAAATATTTAATTACAATTATTAGATAGTAAAACACAAGAAGAATTAAAGATTATAGCGTTAGGACGTCCACAAATCGTAATAGAGGACTATAATTGTAATTTCTTTTTAATGGGTAGAGAAC